ACGAGTACCGCTGGTGCATTTTCATGTGCAGCAGGCACATTGGTTGTCGGTGACAAAGTTGTCATCACTGGCACGCTCGGTGGAACAGGCACCATCACGGGATATGCCACAGGAACAATTTACACGGTGTCAGCAACAAATGGTACAACAACATTCACGTTGCAAACAGATGCTGGTGTAGCAATTGTGACCACAACGGGAACACCCACTGGATTAACATATACACTTGTTCATCCAGTTCTTATCAAGAATCAGTTACAATGGGAAGCCACGTATTCAGGTGGTGCAGGGACGGTTGGTCTTTTCGCCGCGAAATATCCGGGTGCATTGGGTAACTCGTTGGCAGTTTCCATGGCTGACACAGCTACATATTCGGGCTGGGCATATGAAGATGAATTCGATACATCGCCAGGAACATCAGCGTTTGCAACCAATGTTGCAGGTGTTAATGATGAACTGCATATCATTGTTATCGACGAAGATGGTGTAATCACAGGAACAGCAGGCACAGTTCTTGAACGATATGCCCATGTATCAAAGGCGGTGGGTGCCAAAACAGATTCGGGCGCAAACAATTACTACGCCGATGTATTACGAGGCAGCGAATATATTTGGTGGATGGATCATCAAACAGGTGCGAATTGGGGAAGTGAGGCAGCAGGACTTACCTTTACCGCAGCATCTGCGGCAAATGCAGCTCTGTTATCTTTGACAGGGGGAACTTCCGCTGATGCACCCACAGATGGGCAACTTGAAACAGCATATGACCTTTTCGACAACGCTGATTTGATTGATGTGAACTTGTTGTTCACAGGCCCCGCTAGTTTAGCCGTGGCAAAATATGTCATTGACAATGTTGCTGAAGTTCGGCGCGATTGCATGGTGTTTTGCTCACCATCACTTGCATCAGTATATAACAACGCTGGTGACGAAGCTGATGATATCGTCGCAGAACGTGTTGCCGGAGGATTCAATGTCAGTTCATCATTTGGTGTTCTTGACTCAGGGTGGAAATATCAATATGACAAGTACAATGACACATATCGTTGGGTTGCTTTGAACTCAGATATTGCCGGATTGTGCGCTCGCACTGACAATGTTGCCGATACTTGGTTCTCACCTGGTGGATTAAATCGTGGGCAAATTAAGAATGTCGTGAAGTTGGCATGGTCACCAGACAAGACGGACCGCGATACCTTGTACAAGTCATCAATCAACCCCGTGGTATCATTCCCGGGAGAAGGAACTGTATTGTTTGGCGACAAGACATTATTGGCAAAGCCAAGTGCCTTTGATAGAATCAATGTTCGTAGATTGTTCATTGTGTTGGAAAAGGCAATCAGTCTTGCTTCAAGATATCAATTATTTGAATTCAATGATGCGTTCACACGCGCTCAATTCCGTAATCTCGTAGAACCATTCTTACGTGATGTCAAGGGCCGTCGTGGTGTATATGATTTCCGCGTCATCTGCGATGAAACAAACAACACAGGTGAAGTTATTGACCAAAATAGTTTTGTAGCTGACATTTACATTAAACCTGCTCGCTCGATTAACTTCATCACGCTGAACTTTGTGGCAACACGCACAGGCGTGGCTTTTGAAGAAATCGTCGGTTAATCAATAACTCACTAGGAGAACAGCACAATGGCACAAATGGACATTTCGCAATTTAAAAATAAGTTAGGAGCTGGGGGTTCACGCCCCAATCAGTTTCTCGTAACACTTAATTGGCCTGCCGCAATTGGCGCAGGCGTGACAGGGGATGATGCATTACTTGTAACATCGGCAGCACTTCCCGCATCAAACGTGAATCCTACGATTGTTCAATATCGTGGTCGTGAGGTCAAGTTGGCAGGTGAGCGCACGTTTGACCCATGGACAATTACAGTATTGAATGACACCGGTATGAAATTGCGCAAGGCATTTGAAGCCTGGAGCAATATCATGAACAATCGCGCAGACAATGGTGGTTCATTGGCACCAGCAACTTACATGTGCGACTTGCAAGTGCAACAGCTTGATAGAAACAATGCTGAAATTCGTAAGTATACAATCAACAATGCCTTCCCCATCACAGTGTCAGAAGTTGCGTTGGCGTATTCAGCCAATGATGTAATTTCTGAATTCAATGTTACTTTCCAATATTCTCACTTTGACGTAACACCTGTTTAATCTTTTTAAAAAGGCGTAAATATTATGGAGCTATTTGGTTATACCATCAAAAAACAGGGAGAGGTACAGACTGAAAGAAGTTTTGTACCTCCCTCTGATGATGGCGCCCTGGACACAATCAAAGCAGGTGGTTATTATGGAACCTATCTTGATTTAGAGGGTGTCGCAAAAAACGAATCAGAACAAATTAAAAGATATCGTGAGACTGCCTTAATGGCCGATGTTGATTCTGCCATCAATGATATCGTCAATGAAGCCATTGCCAATCTTGATGATGAAACACCAGTTAAAATTGATTTGAACAATGTGAAAGTTTCCGCCTCAATCAAGAAAAATATCGAGGAAGAATTCAAGAACATTGTTCATATGTTACAATTCAATGATAGAGCACAGGATTATTTTCGTCGTTGGTATATTGATGGGCGCATGTATTTTCACAAAGTGATTGATACAGCAAAACCTCGTCAGGGCATCACAGACATTCGGTATATTGACCCTAGAAAGATTCGCAAAGTTCGTAATGTCATCAAAGAAAAAGATATTAAAACGGGTGTTGCGTTTATCAAAAGAGTTGATGAGTTTTTCGTATACAATGAGAAAGGCATCAGTACAACATCGACAGTGAATCCTTCGGCAAGTATAAATGCCCAGGGCTTACAAATTACAAAAGATGCCATTTCATTTATCACATCGGGATTGTTTGATGTTGACAACAACATGGTATTGAGTTACTTACATAAAGTTATCAAGCCTGCCAATCAATTGCGTATGATGGAAAATGCATTGGTGATTTATCGATTGGCACGAGCACCAGAACGCAGAATTTTCTATATTGACGTAGGCAATCTTCCTAAGTTGAAGGCTGAGCAATATCTAAAAGACATCATGAATCGCTATCGCAACAAGTTGGTGTATGATGCACAAACAGGCGAGATTCGTGATGACAAGAAAACCATGAGTTTGTTGGAAGATTTCTGGTTGCCTCGTCGTGAGGGTGGCAAGGGAACACAGATTGAAACATTGCCTGGTGGGCAAAATCTCGGCGAGATTGCCGACATTGAATATTTTCAAAAGAAGTTGTATCAGTCATTGAATGTTCCCATGACGCGGTTGACACAAGAAGGCGGCATGAACTTTGGACGTGCATCTGAGATTACGCGCGATGAATTGAAGTTCACGAAGTTTATTGGCAAGTTGCGTCGTAAGTTTTCAACGTTGTTTAATGATTTGTTGAAAACACAATTGATTCTGAAAGGTGTCATGACGGTTCAGGATTGGGATGAAATGGTTGATGATGTTCAATACAAGTATGCCCAAGATGCCTACTATGCAGAAAGTAAAGACCAAGAATTGCTTCGTTCACGGATTGAAATTTTAGGACAGTTGGCTCCGTTCGATGGACAATATGTAACAAAGAAATATATTCAAAATCATGTATTGCGTTTCACGGAACAAGAAGTAGAAGAAATGGACAAGGCCATGGAAGAACAAAAAGCAACATCCATGGATTATTCAGCACCACTAGAGGACCCGAATCAACCGGGCAACATCTTAACAAAGGGCGCGCCGTTCCCGGCAGCACCTGAAGGGAGTGCAAAAAAGCCTAATGGAAATAAATGAAGTGAAGGTGGGTGACATGGTCACTTATAAAAATAAACAAGGCAAACAGGTGAAAGGAAAAGTCATCCATCGCCATGATGGCAAGGATCATTCTCACTTAACTGGGCATGTCAACATTCAAAAAATTGGTGGTGTGCCATCATTCCCTGTCACCGTTCACGTATCAGATATTAAGCCCCATATTACCGAGGAAACAGATATGCAAGACGAGAATGTATATACCATGATTGACAGCATTCAAACTGGCGATAATGAAAGGGCAGAAACACTGTTCCGAGAAATCATGAATACCAAGATTGCTGATGTACTTGCTTCTAACAAGGAAGAAGTGGCAAAGTCCATGTTCAACACCAATGAATGTGCAGATTGTGAAGCAGAGGAAGTTGACGAAGCCTTGGTTGGCGGGCAAAAGAAAATTGATAAAAATCATAATGGCAAGCTTGATGGACAAGACTTCAAGATGCTTCGTGCCAAGAAAGGCGTGAAGGAAGAATATGTTGATGAAGCAGACGCACATTCATATGTTGGCGGCATGGATAAAATTGGCAAACATTCACAGCCTGGTGATAATACTATGAGAAAGGTTCGTAAGAATGTTCCGCTCATGAAAAAAATTGACGCTGCCAGAAAAGCAAGTATGCATGCCGGGTTAGCAAAAGGTGCAGAAATGAGTCTAGCGAAGGATCCTACAGATGCCGGAGACCGTAGTAAAAATATTGCAAGAACAAGTGGTAATGCAGCTACCCGTTTTGCTCGCATAGCAAAAGGAAAAGCTCCTTTCCAGAAAGAAGAAGTGCATCTTGATGAGTTGAACCAACAAACATATTTCAACGCTGCAACGAAACGTGCCGCCCAAGCTGCTAACGTAGCTAAAATGGGTCATTCGGGAATTGCCCCAGAAAAAAAATTAAAAGATAAAGCATATAATTTAAATGCATGGGGAAACGGTAGCGAAAAAGAAAAAGAAAACCGTGCGATTAAAAAATCACTATCTCCTGCTACAAAAAGAGCAATAGGCGTGCGGGAAAGCATAGAAGAAAAAGTGCAACAACTTAGTGAAATATCAAAGAAAGGGATGAAGTCATCATGAAGTCATTTCGTCAACTTCAAGAGGAATTGAAACCCCAAGGAACGGTTAAAGTTCAGTGGGATGAGTTGGACATGAATAATATTGGAGCCGATGTTGCAAGTCGGATTCCTGAAGATGACGGTCCCCATACCTATAGTATCGGGGATGCAAAAAACTTTGTCACCACGGATGACCCATCTTCTGTAGTCAACCAACAAAACTCTGAGGGGAACCGAGAATTTAATATGTCGGTTGCCACCAAGAAATCAGGAAAGCCATTCAAGACATTGCGTGGAGGAAAGATTAAACTGCACCCCGAAGATTTATCAGGTGCTGTGGCACAAGTTGCTGTGGGTGAAGAACATGTGCATGAAGCAAAAGACAAAGGTGAATATGATTACGAAGGTGCCATGGCAATGACGCAATTACGTATCATTGTTAAAAATGCCCAAGAATTAATGAATGACCTTACACCTGAACAAAATCTTCCTGAATGGGTACAAAGTAAAATCACCCTTGCAGAAGATTACATTACAACTGCATATAACTATGTGTGTAATTCAGTTGATGAAGCTGCCAAATGGAGAAGCAATCCTAAGGCATATGATATTCATCATGATGACTTCGGTGAACGCTCTGATTATACGGGGCGTGAACATGAAACCTATAAGAAGTCAAAGGCAGATACCGACTATACGTATGGTTCGTTGCAAACTCGACCGAAGCCACAAATTGCAACCAAAGGTCCAGGTAAAGGAAAAATTACCAAGACCTCTGCTGAAAGGTTAAAGTCGCGTATTAAACTTAGACATGAGTCAGTTACACATCCTGATGAAAAAGAAGATAAGATTCTTATTAAAAAAATAGTTAAAAAAATGCTTAAGGTAAAAGAAGCTTATTCAGATCCATATGCTGCCAAGAAGGCAGCTGAAATAAAAAAGGCACATGCCGATACAATGGCAGATGCCAAGAAGGAATATGATGCGTCGAAGAAAAAGAAGTTTGACAAGAACTTCATGAAAATGAAGACAGAAGAAATTTCACTTGATGAGGTCATCACAAAGAAAACATCAACAGGTGAAGTCATCAGTGATTTCGTGCATTCAAAGAATGCGAAGTTTGCAGGCAAGAGCAAGAAGGAGCGTATTCGAATGGCTCTTGGTGCCAAGTATGCGATGATGAAGAAAGAAGAAGTTGAACTTACCGAATTGAAAAATAAAACATTACGCAGTTATCGCTACAAGGCAAAG